ATAGTGCTATCACCATAACTCGCGTGCAATTCCCGCAAGGCCTCAAGCTGATTATAGCCTCGATGCTCGGCCACCTTTTAAAACAAATGTCCTTTACAGACAGCGAAAAAGAAGTATCCGGGGAAACAATCGGCGATTACACCGTTCGATACCGTACCGTCACCGGCGACGATTTCCCGGAGTCAACGCTGAAAATGCTTAATTCTTTTCGGAAAGTGGGCCTCAGATGATAAGTGACCATTACGGAAGCGGAAATATAGTCGTGAGCAGGGCAACGGAAGCATCTGACAGCGCCGGAGGCACAAACATGACGTGGGCTACCCATTTAACGCTTGACGGCGTTATTCAGCCACTGGGCGCGTCTCAGCGAGCAAACCTCATGCGGCTCGAGGACGTATCAACGCATAAATTATATACCGCCGTAAAAGACATAAAGCAAACCGATCGGATAACGGAAGCAGGAATTACGTATAAGATCACCGGGCGACCTGTTAATCCCGGAAATAAGGGACATCACCTCGAAACGTCATTGGAAATAATCGAATGAGCGACCAATTTAAAGACAACAGCCGTGCCGTCATGGCCGCATACGACCGGTATTATCAGAAACAGCTCGTCAAAGTCGGCGAGATGGTAAGGACCACCGCATACGATACCGCCCGGGTAGAATCTGGAAATATGCGAAATTCGATATTTTATAAAACACCGCCGATCGGCGTTTGGAAAATATATATATTCGCGCCAGTGGAGTACAGTATTTATAATGAGTTGGGAACCCAGAAAATGTCAGCACAACCGTTTATGTTCCCGGGGATCCACAGTAATCAAAGCCTCATAAGAGAAATCCTGCAACCGCCTAAATTTTAGGGGAACAGATGAAAGCATTATATAAAGGGCTATACACGCTTTTCGCAGCTGACAGCACCGCCGTCGCAAATTTGAGCGGAGGCTTACATAAAGTTGATGCGCCGGAGGGCGTCGATTTCCCGTATGCCGTAATGACGATGCCAGGCAACCGCCGCGCGGACCAACTCAATGAGAAATTTCGGGATATCGCCATACAGATAAACATATTCTCTGAAAGTGACACCGCTGACGAGGCAAGCAATCTCGCAGACGAACTCGAGGCATTATTTGATGACAGCGCGCCGACCGTCACCGGCTGGACCGTACACTTTGTTAAATTCGACATGAGCACGGCCCCGCAAACGCCTGAAGAGGGAATATACCAGTATACCCTCAGATTTATGGTTTTATTACAGAAATCAGCATAACCGAGGAGGCAGCAATGGCAGGACAAAAAGGATATAAAGGCAAAACAGCCCTCGGGCAGAATGCGCTCACGCTCATCGGAAAGTGGACACCGAGCGGGATGCAAGCCGCCATTTTGGACGGCACGAAGCTCGGGGACACGTACACCGTCAAAGCACCGGGCAGAATTGACCCCGGAAACGTGACCGTCGAGGGATTCTATGATCCCACAGATTCAACAGGGCAGGATCTTCTACGGGCCGCGCTTGCCGCCGGAACCGCCGTCGATAACCTACGCTTTTATTATGGCAGCGGGGAAACAGATTTTTATTATGCCGCCAGCGACACAAAACTATATGTTACCGGAATGACCGGACCCGTCGTAGATAAAGACGATTCCGGGCTCTGCCCCGTCACATACACCATCGAAATATCAGACGGGCCGCTTTACAAAGCAGACGCTATTCTCGAAGCCGACACAATTTCGTTTAATTTAGACGGCGACGCATACATATTGGATAGCGGAAACGGATTAGTAACAGCCGGATTTTTGGCAGCGATGAACATTACCGTGGAGGGCAGCACAATCAACGACGGGCGGGATTATACCATCGGAACGGGCGGAGTAGCTGTTGGCACACTAACGCTTTACCCAGGAGACTCAGTTTCTGACGAAATAGAAGGCGACGACGTCGCATTAATCGGGACCACTTTATAAAGTAGGCTTATAAAAAACCACAGGAGGCAACAAAATGGCAGGAACTAAAGGATATAAAGGCAAAGTAGTAATCGGCAGCGCTGCGGAAGTTGCGCTCGTTGGGAAGTGGACACCGAGCGGGATGCAAGCCGCCGTACTCGACGGAACATCACTTGGCGATGATTACACCGTCAAATTACCGGGCAGGATAGATCCCGGACAAATCACGATGGAGGGATACTACGATCCCGCGGATTCGACCGGACAGGAGCAGATACGCACAAATTTTCTTGCCGGCACCGCAGTAACAACGCCGAAGTTTTACTATAGCGCAACGCAGTATTTCGAAAGCGACGGCGACGCTGACTTATACGTTGTCAACATGACGGGCCCGGGAGCAGACAAAGACGATTCCGGTTTATGTCCGATGTCGATTACTTTTGAGATTTCAGGCGGCGCATTTGTCAAAAACGCCTAATCGACCACCTTTTAACGTAGGCTTATAAAAAATACTCAAAACGGGAGAGCAAAACGATGACGATTAAAATTAACACCAAAGACATGAACCCCGGTATATTCTTCTCATGGCCCGGGGACGGTCCAGCGGACGAGGGGATCACTATCCGCAGCATTACAAACGATAAAATGGATGAATTCACGAAAGCTACCACAACCGACCGAACCGAAATAATCGGCAAAGAAGCCGTAAAAATTAAGGATTTCGATGAGGACGCATTTAACGACCTTATGTATTCTTATTGTATCGTTGGATGGACAGGAATCGAAGACGAAGCAGGAAAACCGATCAAGTGTACCGACGCAATGAAAATGAAAATAATGCGGGAACACCCGACACTGCCGGGCTTAATTAATACAGCAATCGCGCTCGCAAAAAGCGAGAAAGCACTGACAGCGGAGAATGAATTAAAAAACTCATTCAGGTAGTAGGGAGAATTTTTGCGAGCTCGCGCCCATCATGTGATGAATGCCGGCTTGCTCAAAAGCGGCCACCCTGCGAGACCTGCATACCAGCGGCCTTTCCAGAGAATCAAGAAGCTATCAAAGTATATTTATTTTGTTTTCGACAACTGATATATGCCGGAATGGGAACACCCGTCGATATAAACTTTGAGGCCGTACAACACACAATGGAGCACCTCAGCATCCCCCCGGAGAACCGGACGGCCTGTTTTAAAAAAGTGATCGCAGCCGCAAGGCATGTAATCCAAATGAAAGCAGACGAAAAATGAATTTAGCCGAATTAAATGTAAGCGTCGAGCTCAATCGCCAAAAGATGAAAAACGATCTGAAACTCGCGACGAACGAATTGCGGGCAGCACAGAAAAAAATGCAGGGCAGCCTCGACAAATTACACACGAAAAAGCTGAAAAAAGAATTAAACACAACCCAAAAGATCATGAATAAATTTGATCTAAAGACTTTCATGATTGGTACGTTTGGAATAACGGCAGCAATCGCCCTCGTTTATAAAATGGGCGTAGCGTTTATCGGCGCCTCCAGCACCACCGAGCAATACAGGGTTCGCTTGAACGCCCTGCTCGGGAGCCAGCGAGAGGGTAATCGCCTATTTAAAAACATGGCAGACCTCGCAGGACAGGTCCCGCAAACATATGAGGAAATTATGGGCGGAGCAACCCAACTTTCCGGAATTATGCGCGGCGGAGTAGACGAAATTACGACATGGATGCCGATGATCGCTGACCTTGCCGCGGTAACGGGATTCGGAGTACAAGAAACAGTTGGCGAAGTAATTCGTATGTATTCGGCGGGCGCGCAATCAGCAGATATGTTCAGAGAGCGCGGAATACTCGCCATGATGGGATTTCGTGCGGGCGTTCATTATACCGTCGAGGATACCCGGCGAATGATGTTTGAAAGCTGGAACAAACAAGACTCGCAATTCAAAGGTGCCACAGACAAACTCGCTCTTACATGGGAAGGCACACTTTCGATGATGAGCGACAAATGGTATAAATACCGTAACCTCGTCATGGATAGGGGCATATTTGACAACGCGAAAAAAGCGCTGCAGGGATTAAACAAGGCTTTCGGCGTAGTGGTCGCAAACATGGAGGCGGAGGCGAAAAATGCCAACATCGTGCAATTTCTCGCAGATACCGGCGTCGTGCCTGAACATCCGGCCATGGGAGGGATCGACGGATCCGGGATCGGAGCGGGCACATATAGCAGCATACAGCTCGCGCAGGGCGAGAGGCGCATGGCAATGGAGGTGCACCGCGCAGAGTATAAGGCTCGTCGGCTCAAAGAAGAGAAGGAACGCGCAGAAGCAACCCGCAGGGCGCAGATAGGGTCTTTTGTATTTGCAGAATTTACCGCTCGGCGCCCGCAAGTAGCATACGGCGGATACGCATCGCGCGGAAATATGCAAAATGCAGAATTTACCGCTCGGCGCCCGCAAGTAGCATACGGCGGATACGCATCGCGCGGAAATATGCAAAATGCTAAATTTTCAGAAGGAGCCACGCCGAGGCTCGGCGGATTTGAGACACATCCAAACCAACTCGGCATGGGCCTTACTTTTGGCAGCGGGACGCCTCCGGCACCACCAGATTACATCTCGGCAAATTTCCTCGGGAATTCACCGCAAAGCGTCTCAGGAGCCCCAAACATGGGATTTGATAACTTTCAGTATAACCTCGAAAGTAATTGGAGCCGCACAATGACGAATTTCGTCATGGAAGCGAAAATTACAACCGACACCGTGGTCGACCTTTTTCAAGACATGAGTAAGGGAATGGCGGCCTCTTTTATGTCAGCATTTACAGATAAACTCGCTGGCAACGCCGTCGACCTGTTATTTAATGAGGGCGGATTTTTGGCATCGCTGCTCGAGAATAGCGCCCGCGGCGGAATGGTACAGGGCAGCGCTTACCCCGGATAGGAGGCTTATAAAAGATGGCAAACTGGAATACAGATTGGAAACCGAAGAAAGTCCTCACCTACGGCCCGAGTTTTGATACACAGATCTCGCAGTTTAGAAGTGGTAAACGGCAATACCGAAGCCTACAAAGCGCAAGGCGCAAATTTCAAGTAGTTTTTGACGGTCCGAGCTCCGCATTGATTACCGATGCGATCATGGCGTTTTTTGAAGCACGGTCCGGGAAATATGAGTCTTTTACTTTCCCGAATTTCGCGCAGAAAATAGAGGGTACCCGACTTGCTTGCGTAGACAGCAGCCCGGACACAATAACTGACTCAAGCAACGGCCTCATATTAAAGGGATTCGAAACTGGCGGCCTCGTAACTATCGAGGGCAGCGGCGAAAGCAATGACGGGGTATATGATATGCACGCATCGACCGCAATCAACGCCGGATATATAACCCTCGCAGCAGCAGAAACGCTCGCCGCAGAGTCAGCAAATGCAGCCCTAACGATTTACAAAACATACAACGTCCGCTTTGTTTCCGATGATTGGGCGGCGACGTTTCTCGAGGATGACCTCGCAGAAATACGAACCATTGATCTCATAGAGGATCTATAAATGCCAAAATCCATTCCAAGCGATGTAAAAACCGTCATGCAGGCGGCAACAAATAAACCGGTCCACCTCCTGAAAATAGAGCTCGTCGACACGATCCTCTACTTCGCGAACAGTATGGAAGCCGTCAATTTCCCGACCACGGGCGGTCATACGTATGCTGCATGGGCGTTTTTGTTCAGCCCTATTATTGCCACGCTGACGCTCGAAACCGATCGATGCAAAATCGAGCTCGACAATACGGATCTGACTTTTTCGACCTCATACCTCGCAGATAACGAATTTCAGGGCCGGCGGATAACGCTATCAAAAGTTTTTCAGGATAAACTCGCAAGCGCAAACAACGAAATAATCCTTTTTACCGGGGAAATGGGCGCACCGAAAACCATCGACAAAGGCAAAAAAGGCGTCGTGCAGATTATGGCGCTTTCAGATTTCAACACACTCGCCGCTTCATTCCCGCCACGGGCTTATGCAAAACCGTGCCCGTGGGTATTTGACGGAACGGAATGCCTCGGCGGCGGAGCAACCCTGGCAGACCCGAAAACAGATGGCGCCGCGGAAGCCGGATCCTCGACAACGCAGATCATCGACACCACGCACCGCGGAGAGGCCGACGATTACTGGCGAACCGGCAAGCTCACAATGACCAGCGGAAATAATGACGGGGAGCGCCGCATGATAAAAGGCAGCACCAACAGCACCGGCGCCATTGATATAATCGTGCCGCTCCCGAACGCCCTCGGCGTCGGCGACACATACAACATCGAGCGCGGATGCGACAAGACCGCCCGGACTTGCAAAAACACCTTTGATAATTGGATAAATTACGGCGGATATATAGCACTACCGAAAGGAGGGAAATAAAATGGCCATCGGTACCTTTTTAACAATTATGGGTATTGCGCGATCAATACAAATGGCGCTCGCGCCCAAAGGAAAGCAAAAATCTCCAATTTATACCGACAAGGAAAAAGAAGACAATATAGCCTCAGAAAAACCGCTCCCCATTGTTTTAGGTCGCGCCGAAGTAGCTGGGCACATTTTCTACAGAGAAGAAACCCTCGACAAAGAATACGACGCAGCCGTCGGCCTTTGTGAGGGACCAATAGACGAAATCGAGAGCGTTACCATTGACAACGTGAATATCGAGGATCTGAGCAGCGACGACATAGTTGTAACGAAATATACCGGCGAAGATGATCAGAGTGCCGACGCAATATTTGAAACTGGCGTGGTCGTTATTAAAGCCGTACAGGATGCGACGATAGGAAGTGATAGCCCTGACGCGAACGCCGGAGGGCTCGAGTCAAATTACATAGAAAGCATTTTGAGCAGAGAGTTAATCACCTATTTGCAATTTGATATGAGCGAGCTCCCCTCTGGCCTCACTTTTTCAAAAGCAACGATAGAGGCTTATGTTGTAGACCGCACAGAATTCTCGACCACCCCGGACATCGCAAGCAAACCGATCGCGATCGCAAATGAGGGCTGGGATGAGAACACGATAACGTGGAACAATGCACCGGCTCGCGAGGCAGAATGCAGCGACACGCCACGGGCAAAATATGCGTGGAATACTCAAAAGATAGTGCTCAACAGCACGGGCCGGGCGAAGATCGCGGCCTCATACGCAGCCGGCACAACGGTCACGTTCACGATCCAAAGCACAGACTCAGAAGCGCTCAGTATGGCGATAGGAGCAAAAGAGTCAAGCAAATGGAAAACGCCGGAATTGCGCCTCGAATTCTCAGGCGGTGAACCTTGCGCTTTTCGGAATACCGCATATCTCGCGATGACGATAAAAACAGAAAACGAGAAAATAAACACAACAAACCCCACCGTAAAATCCGTTATACGCGGGAGCCTTATGAAAGTATGGGACACCGTCGCCGGCGATTGGGCGCTCGAGCAATGGAGCCAAAATCCGGCATGGCAGTTGTGGTACATCTTGACAAATTTCGAGAAACCAATAGCCGAGGCCAGAATGAGCGAGGCAACATTCCGAGCCGTAGCCGTGCTCGCCGATGAGCTTATAACAACCGCAGACGGAGCAAGCGAAGCCCGGTACCGCTGCGATCTCGTTATAGACCAAAAGGGCACGAAACGCGATACAATAAAAGATATTCTCGCGACATTTGGCGGATATTTATATTTGAACGATGGCCTCGTTTGCCTGGGCGTACAAACTCAGCAGACCACGCCGCATGACCACGATTTCGATCATGACAGCATAATCGCCGGAACTTTCGTGCATAGTGAGATCGACAGAGAAGAAACCCCCAATCAAATAATGCTTCTTTATATTGACAAGGATAACGAATTTAAAAAAGATTACGTACTTGTTGACAACGTAATCGATCAAGACGACC